ACTGGTGGTACTAACGCTTCCAACTTTGGAATTATTGTTGCAGGACACGACTCTGCAGTCGCTACTGCTGAACAAATCAACAAAACTGAAACTTACCGAGACCCAGACTCATTTGCTGATATCGTAAGGGGTATGCACCTTTACGGTAGAAAAATATTGAGACCTGAAGCTCTCGTTAATGCTCGGTACAACTTAGTATAAGGAGGATTGAGATATGGCACTTGGTGATAATACACTTACCGCAGCTCGTGGCAACTCGCAACGTGGTCGCAATCCTTATATGGTTCAAGGAACTTTGGATTTTGCACAAGCTAGAACAGACAAGGGTACTGCCCTTGCTGCAGCTGATGTAATTCCAGTCTTGACCATTCCTGCTAATACCGTAATCCTTGGCGCAGGTATGGAAGTTACTGAAGCACATGCAGGTACTTCTACTGATACTGCATTTGACCTTGGTATCGGTGGTGGTGCTAACTTTGTAGATGGGTTTGACTTTGATGGCGCATCTGTAGGTGCTTATGCTACTATGGCAACTACTGCCCCTGTAGTAATAGGTGGTACGGCAGATAACCTTGATGTTACCCTTCAAGCAATGACAGGCACAACTACTGGCGGTAAGCTACGAGTTTACGCTATATGCATGGATATTGATGACTTGGGTGATATGGCTGCTAATGAAGTAGACCGTGATACACTTGCTTAAATAGTCTAGGTGGGGCAGGGCAACTTGCCCCACTTTATTTTTAAGGATATTTAATGGCTTATAATTTTCTTGGCTTAGTAAATGCAATGAACAGAAGATTGAATGAGGTAGAGCTTACTTCATCTAATTTTACTACAGCTACAGGTTTTTATTCACAAGCCAAAGATGCAGTCAATGCTGCAATTAGATATTTAAATCAGTCCGAATATTTTTGGGCTTTTAATCATAACACAAAAGAACAAACATTAGTTGCTGATACAAGTCGCTACGCTTTTCCTACAGATGCTAAAATAGTTAATTTTAATACATTCCGTATTAAAGAGAATACCACATTAGGCAATGCCACCACACGTCTTACAGAAATTGCATATGAAGATTATTTAGATAGATATGTAGAACAAGAGTATAACACATCTAGTGGTCAAGGTGTGCCTACACAGGTAGCACAAGCACCCGACTTAAAATTTATTTTGACACCAGAACCAGATAAAGCATACGAACTGGTATTTGAATATTATAGCTTCCCAACAGATTTGTCTGCAGCGACAGATGCTCCCACAATTCCAGAAAGATTTCAACACGTTATTGTAGACGGTGCAATGCATTATGGTTATCTGTTTAGAGGTAACACACAAGATGCGATGGTAATGAAAGAAAAATTTGACGAGGGTATTAAACATATGCGTTCACAACTTATAAATAGAACACCATACGTAAGGTCGTATATGTTTACTGGTTCTACAGGTGGAGCAAATACTGGCTTCAATATTTAGGGGCTATCACAATGGATGCATGGCAAACCTATCCAGTTGAGTTTCGTGGCGGTCTTATAACAAACCTTTCGCCTTTACAGCAAGGTACAAACGCACCGGGAAGTGCAAGAATACTACGTAACTTTGAACCCTCTGTTGAGGGTGGTTACAGACGGGTTGAAGGATTTGATAAATACGATAGTAATATTATTCCCCCATATGGCGAACCTGTAGTACATGGGGCTAGTCAATCTGGGACAACATTAATAATAGGTGCAATACACACTACACCAGTTGCAGGTGATACTTTAGAAATAGCAGGAGTTAGTGGCACTTATACAATTGCATCTGGTGGTGTTAGTTATGATGCCACAAATAATAGAGCCACATTAACTCTTTCAACCTCGTTAGCAAGCAGTCCTGCAAATGCAGCAGTTGTAACTTTTAAAACAACAACATCTAATTATGTGACTATAGGTGTTGCATCATGGGAAGACAGTGCAGTTGTTTGTAAAAATGCTGACATATTTAAAACTGGTGGTAGTGGCTTTACAAAGATTAACGTACCAGACTACGGTACTCCTCTTGTAAATGCAGGTAGTCAAACTGGTAGCAGTCTAGCAATTGATGGTTTAACTTCTGCTCCACAAGCAGGTGACGTATTTAAAGTTGCAGGTATAGACAAAGTATATACAGTTCTAGCAAATGCCACAGTTTCATCAGGTGGTGCTACCCTGTCAATTAATCCTGCACTTGCAAGTAGTCCTGATGATGATGCAGTAATTACTTTCTTATCAACAAGCAGAGAGGGTGCTAACAAAACTAGATTTGCTAAGTATAACTTTAACGGTACAGAAAAGATTGCACTTGTCGATGGTTTAAATGAACCTGCACTTTATGACAACACTACATTTACAGTTTTATTGGATGCACCTACAGATGTAATTGGTGCAACTTTTGTGGCAGAAGTTAAGAATCATTTATTCTTTGCCAAAGGTTCTACAGTAACATTTACTGCACCATATTCAGATACAGATTTTTCGGTAGCAAATGGTGGGGGAAATATAAATGTTGGTGGCACAGTTACTGCACTGGCTGTATTTAGGCAACAGCTAATTATCTTTACAGAAACGAGTATCCATCAACTAACAGGTAATACCGTTGCAGACTTTAATTTACAGCCAATTACAACAGACATTGGATGTATTGATTCAGACACTGTACAAGAAATAGGTGGTGATGTAATGTTTCTTGGTCCTGATGGATTAAGACTCGTTAGTGGAACAGACAGAATAGGAGATTTTGGATTAGCTGTCGTATCTAAAACAATCCAAGATACAATGACAAGTTTTATTTCTGCTAATACGTCATTTACAAGTTGTGTAATTCGTGAAAAGTCACAGTATAGAATACTTGGTTTTAACAACAATATTACGGAAGAAAATGCTCAAGGTATACTAGCAACACAGTTTGCTCCTCAAGGTGGTGATAACATGGCTTGGGCAGAAACACGAGGGATAAGAGCTAACGTAGCAGACAGTAATTATAATCAGAATACAGAGGTAGTGCTGTTCTCACATGACGATGGCTACTTATATCAGATGGAAAGTGGCAACTCATTTGATGGTGCAAATATTAAAACTACATTCGCTACTCCACACATGCCTATAAGTGACCCACGTAGAAGAAAGACATTTTATAAACTGTTTTTATATACTGACCCTCAAGGTAGTGTTTCATTTAATGTGAGTCTAAAACTAGACTTTGATAGTCAAGGTACTATTCAACCTGCACCACTTAGTATCTTAAATACACAAGGAGTTGTTGGTTTTTTTGGAACAGGCACATTTGGTAGTACAAAATTTGGTACAAAGTTGCTTAAACTATTTGAAGCACAAGTTGTAGGTTCAGGATTTACAGTATCATTTCAGTTTGATTCAGATGACACAAACCCACCCTACTCAATAGATGCATTAACAGTTGAATATGGATTAAACGATAGAAGGTAAAAATTATGGGAACAGGCTATACTAGAACCGATACCAGTAACAACATTGCTGATGGTAACATTATAAACGCTGCTGACTTTGATGGTGAATATGATGCCATTGAAGCTGCCTTTAACAGTAGTTCAGGACACACACATGATGGTACGTCAAGTGAAGGTGGTCCTGTTACAGTGCTTGGACCTGCTCAAGACTTTGTAGCAAGCACTACAGAGATTAAACCTAAAACAAACAATACACTTGATATTGGTACATCAGGACTAAAGTTCAAGGATATGTTCCTAGCAGGTACAGCTAATCTTGTAAATGTAACTACTACTGGTGATGTTACTTTAACAGGTGCAGCAAACAACATTGTGTTTGATGCTAGTGATAATGCACTAGAGTTTGCAGATAGTGCTAAAGCTACTTTTGGTGACGCTGCAGATTTACAAATCTTTCATGATGCATCAGATAGTATCATCAGAGATTCAGGCACAGGTAAACTTGCATTAGACGGTAGCACAGTTGAGATTAGAAAGAACGATGGCACAGATGTTATGGCACAATTTGTAGAGGATGGTGCTGTAAGTTTATATCATGACAATTCTGTTAAACTAGCAACAACAGCAACAGGTGTTACTATTACTGGTAGTATTGCTATGGACGGTTTAACTTTAGGTGATAATGAAAAAGTTCAACTTGGTGCAGGAACAGACCTTGAATTATACCATGATGGCACAGACAGTATTATAGAAAACAATACAGGTGAGTTATTTATTCAAGGTAACAACATAACTCTCCGTAGTGATACAAGCACTGAAACTTTTATTGCTATGGATAAAGATGGTGCAGTAGAACTTTATCACGATAATAGTAAAAAACTTGATACTGATTCTGCAGGTATTAATGTTACTGGTCAAATTGATGTTAGTACAAATGTTAATATCACAGGTGATTTAGATGTAGGTGATGATGTAAGTCTATCATCAGATGCCGCAATAATTAATCTTGGAGCAGATAGTGAAGTAAATATAACACACGTAGCAGATACAGGTGTTACTCTTAATGTAGAAAACAGCACTACAAATGCTGTTACTGACCTACTTAAACTGCAAGTACAAAGCAGTGGCACACCTGCCGTGGGTATCGGTACTGGTATTGAGTTTTCTACTGAAACTGCAGCAGGTACACTTGAGACAGGTGGTGTCATTGAGTCTGTAACAACTGGTCTTACACCTACCTCTGAAGAGTTTGACATGGTATTTAAAACTATGTCAAGTGGTGCTACTGCAGCAGAAAGACTAAAGTTAAACGGCAGTGGTGCTACTATTGGTAATATTAATCTTAATGGTAATGCTATTATTAGCACTAACACTAATGGTAATCTTGCTCTCACTCCAAATGGTACTGGTGATGTTCAGCTTGATGCTGACACAGTGCGTGTTGGTGACAATAATGCTGATGTAACAATTACCACAAACGGCACAGGTGACTTAACATTAAATACTAATGCAGGTTCAAGTTCTGGTGTAATTACGATTGCTGATGGTGCTGATGGCAACATTGCAATCACACCTAATGGCACTGGTGAAGTTGATATTAGTAAAGTAGACATTGATGGGGGTGCTATTGACGGAACAGTGATTGGTGCTAACAGTGCTGCAGCAAGTACGTTTAGTAGTGTAACACTTGCTAGTGGTGCAACTGTAACAGCTATTCTGGATGAAGACGATATGTCATCTGACAGCAATACTTCTCTTGCTACACAACAGTCTATTAAAGCATTTGTAAGTGCTACTGTAGGTGCAGCTAGCAATGTAACAGCTACAGGTATTACATTTGAGGGTGCTACAGATAACGATTTTGAAACAACATTTGCTATTACAGACCCAACAGCAGATAGAACTTTTACATTCGGAGATGAATCAGGGACTGTTGCAACAACAGTATCAGCATCAAACGAAGCTACAGCACTAGCCATTGCACTAGGATAAGGAGAAAGATATGGCAAATAATTTTAGAATGATTAACTTTGCAGCAGAACCAAACGCTTCAGGTACACCCTATGTTATGTATGAAGCAGGTAGTGGGGTAACAGCAATAGTTCTTGGTTTAGTATTATCTAATATACACACTTCACAAGTTACAGCTACGGTAAATCTTGTAAGCACTACAGCCAGTAGAGGTGGTGCAACGGAAAGTCTTGTTTCAAATGGTACAAGTGTAATTATAAAAGATGCCCCTATTCCTGTTGGTTCATCATTAGAACTAATGGCAGGAAATAAAGTTGTATTAGAAGTTGATGACCAAATAACTATAGACTGTTCTGTTGCAGATAAACTTTCAGGTACACTAAGCATAATGGAGATAACCTAATATGCCTTATATTGGTAATCAACTAGCCACACAGTTTCAAGCGTTTGTAACTCAAACCATAACAGGTGACGGTAGCACAGGCTATACGCTTGATAGAGCCGTAGCAAACGGCAAAGAACTTCTTGTATATATCAACAACGTAAAACAAGAAGAAGGTGCAGGTAAAGCTTATACAGCCACTGGCACTACAATTACATTCTCTGAAGCAGTGGCAAGTGGTGACTCATGTTATGTGGTGTTCTTAGGTTCTGCTGTGCAAACAGTAAATCCCCCTGACGGTAGTGTTGGGTCAAGTCAAATGTCTAGTGCAGACCTTGTGCTACCAAAGACAGTAACTATAGGTAGTGCAGCAGAAGAAGATACTAAGCTTGTGTTTGATGGCAATGCTCAAGATTATCATGTGGGATTAGATGATAGTGCAGACGCTTTAACAATAGGGGTAGGTTCTACTTTAGGCACAAATACAGCAATGACTGTGAATAGTAGTGGTCTTATTCTACCAAAAATACCTATTCTACAAGTCAATGCAACAGATACAGACCAGTCTATGAGTGCCAACACTAATACAAAAGTTCAATGGGAAAATGTTGAAATAGACTCGCTTGGTGGTTGGGATAGTTCTAACAATAGATATACTCCAACAGTAGCAGGATATTATTTAGTAGGTGGCGTAATTCGTTTTAATTTTCCTAGTGATGTTGAATTTGTAGTAACAAGCGTCAACAAAAATACCTCCACCGCCAATGCAAATTCTTTAAGAAATCAGTTTAATCATGGTTCTGATATAGTTGATAATGGTAGTTATCCTATAGCAACAGGACTTATGGAAATGAATGGAACTTCTGATTATATGGAGGTATATGTTAGTTCTGATGAATCTGCAACACTTCATGATGCTAGTTCTCCAAAATCATATTTTTTTGCACAACTTGTACACGCTACATAGGAGAAATAAATGCCATACATAGGAAAAAGTCCATCAGCAGGTGTTAGACAACGCTATCAGTACACAGCGACTGCAGGGCAAACAACATTCAGTGGTACTGACTTAGGCAATCTCACATTGACCTATACAGATAATAATTTTGTTGATGTGTTTCAGAACGGAGTCCTCTTAAAAGGTGGTGGCACAGACTACACAGCTACATCAGGCACATCTGTTGTGTTGGCTACAGGTGCATCTGTAAGTGATGTCATAGAGATAATCGTGTATGATGTGTTCTCTGTAGGTAACTTTTTTAATAGGACAGATAGTGACAGCCGTTATTATAAGCACAGTCTAGGTGAAGAGCTTATACTTGATGCTGATGCTGACACATCAATAACTGCTGATACTGATGACCAAATAGATTTTAAAATTGGTGGTAGCGATAAAGTAACCATTGATAGCAGTGGAAACGTAGGTATTGGCACTTCCTCAATAAATAGAAAATTAGAAATTTCTGGTGATAATAACAGTGGTGCAAAAGCAAACTACATTAGAATTACAGATACTGATACAACGGCAACAGCCGCCAATCAAATTGGTGGTATTGAATTTTTTTCCAGTGACTCTTCTGGTGGTGCAGGGATATCAGCTAGTATTGAGACAATATATGCAGGAAGTGGTGGAGGAGGTGAAATAACTTTCAATACAAATGCTTCAAGTGGTGGTACTTTAGCTGAAGCCATGAGGATTGATGAAAATGGTTCAGTATTGATAGCAACGACAAGTGAAGTTAGTACAGGTGCAAATTCTGGCACAGGTGTAACGATACAAGATAACGGACGTGTTTCAATACAAGCGGACGATGGTGTAGATTCAAGTGCCGTTCCTTTGAGAATAGGTAGACTTAGCCATGAT